GTCTGAGAAAGCAGTGACGTTGTTGTTAAAGGTTGCTGCACCAGCTTCTGACATATCAAGGGTAAGAGCAACAATTTCCGAAGTACCATCTTGTCCTCTAAATATTATATCTTTATCATCAACCTGTGATCTGAAAGTAAAGTTTTGAGAACCTAAATCAATCTGTCCTACTTCAGTTCCAGCATCAGAAAATTTTATATTTTCACCATCAGCATCAAGAGTTATATCTCCTGCTACATCAAGTATTAAATTTCCAGTAGTATTTCTAATAGTTGAATCAGTTCCATCATGAAACAGAGCCAAATCTTGACCAGTACCTAATCTTAAAGCTGAATTATCAGATAACAAAATATCTTTATTAAAAGTTGCAGAGCCACCTTCAGACATATCAAGGGTAAGAGCTGTAAAGACACTACCACCATCGTTACCTTCAAATTGTAAGTCTTTATCTTGAACAGCAATTTTTAATTTAGCATCACTACTATTATTTATAATAGAAAATATATCTGTACCAGCATCTTGAAATTTAATGTCTCCACCATCGGCATCTAAAATAATATCTCCAGCAACATCTAATAATAAATTACCTGTACTGTTACTTATTGTGCCATTACTATTATTATGAGTAAGCTGTAAATCTCCATCAGTTCCAATTTTAAGAATACTATCATCACCAAGTTTTACATCGTGATTAAAGGTAGCAGTACCTGCATCAGACATATCAAGGGTTAGGGCAACTATTGTTGAACCGCCATCGTTACCTCTAATTATTAAATCTTTGTCTTGTGTTTCTACACCTAAATAAACATCACTATTTATAAAAGAAAATGAAGCTTGATTACCTCCCCCTGCTTTAAAGTAAACATTATCGCCATCGGCATCAAGAATAATGTCTCCCGGAGTATCTAAAGTTATATCTCCTGAAGAAGTTCCTAAAGTAACAGCCGCATCACCTGTAGTAATATCATCTGCTGCAACACTTCCCCCTCCTCCGGGTAAATTAGATATAGCAGTTTTTCTCATTGCACTAGCAGAAGTATCGTAGAAAGCTATAACATCATCATTAGCTACTGTATTTTCTGTAGTATGTCCGTTTACTATATCTCCTTCTATCTGCCCTGATGTGTTAATTTTTAATCTTACATTAGCACCATGCATTAAATTAATGTCGGCTGTATCTTGATTAATTATATTTAATGCTCCGCCACCACCTATCTTTTCAAGGTAAGCGTATGCACCATCAGAACTTGTACTAAAGTTTCCATTGTCTGCATCTAAGAAAACTCTAGCGTTTCTGCTACTTGCTGTTGATGAACTTGTTAAAGAAAAACCACCACCTGAATTATGATTAGAAGTAGATTCTGAAGTTCTTGTGTGAAAAATTGATACTGGCGAATCAGTTCCAATTCCAACCTTGCCACCATATCTTTGTAAAACCAAAGGAATGAAATCAGTGCCTTTTTCATGTGCTTGTAAAAACGCTAAACTATCAGCACCATCTACTCCAAAATTAAGCATATCGCCAGTAGCACCTGAAGCGGTTTTAATAGCAAATTGCCCAAAGGTATCAATACTGTTAAATGTTACTGATTTAGTTACTTCTAAAGGTGAATTTGGCGATGTAGTTCCAATTCCTAAATTTGACCCAGATAAAGTCATTGATTGACTGTTATTTGTGAAAAACTCTATATTGCCATCGCTTTGTTCTATTCTTTCGTGTGAGTCACCCCATTGATATGATAAACCTGCATCAATATTTACATGACCACTATTTACTGTGACACCACCTCCAAAGGTAGCTCCTGCGTTGAATGTGGCTGCTCCTGCTTGAGACATATCAAGAGTAAGGGCAGTAATCGTAGAACCGCCATCAATACCTTTGAAAACAATATCTTTATCATTTGTTCTAGACATGATTGAAAAGTTAGAACTTGAGTTTCCAAAAGAACCAATATAGTCACTACCATCATAAAACTGTATGCCGCCACCATCAGCATTAAGAACAATGTTTCCTACTGTATCTACAGTAAAATCACCTGACCCACTTTCAGTTAAAGTTGTTGCATTACTGCCATCACCTGTAATTGATATAGAACCTGCTGTAATTGCTAAGTTATCGTCTATAGTGACACCACCATTAAAATAAGCATTGTTTTGGTTATATAGACCATAAGAACCATGTACAGCACTCACACCTACAGCTAATTTAGTTTGAGCTACAACACCTCCAGTTACATTTGCAGTATGTGAAAAATCAAACTCATCATTACTTGCATCCCAAAGAATAGTTGCATCTGTATTTGCATCAACTGCATCTTGAATAGTAATACCTGCACCATTAGCAGAACCTGAAGTATCACCTGAGCCAAAGTTTACAGTTATGTTTTTATCTTCTACATCTAGGGTAGCAGTATTCAAAGTTGTTGTAGTACCTTGTACAGTCAAGTCACCTTGAACAACAACACCATTATTAAAGGTAGCCGTGCCTGCCTCAGACATATCAAGAATAAGGGCAGTTATAGTAGAACCACCATCGTTACCAAAAAATCTAATATCAGCATCAGATACTTTTGAACCTAGTTTTAAATGGTTGGTATCATTTAATTGGAATTGACCAATTGCTGTGCCACCATCGGTTAAGGTAATGTTTCCACCATCAGCATCTAAAATTATTTCATCTGGTGAATCTAATCTAATTTTTTCTCCTGCACTACTTGCAATGTATAAATTATCATCCCCATCATTTCCAATAAAATGACCATCTCCAAAATCTATATTGTTTGCAAATACAGCTTTACCACCTGCAGATATATCAAGCGTTAATGCAGTTATTGTACTACCGCCATCGTTGCCTTTAAAAATTATGTCTTTGTCTTGTGTGTTAGCTCCAAGGACTAAATCTGTACTACTATTTTCTATGTAGCCAAATTGTGTTCCGCCATCTTCAAAAGTAATAAATCCACCATCAGCATCTAATTTAATCTGTCCAGCAACATCAAGTGTTAAATTACCTGTATCAACATCAAGCTCCCCATGAGTGCCGTTATGTGAAAGTTCAATTTGATTTAACAATCCTGCTCTCAATCTTCCAGAGTTAGAACCTGTGCTTATATGACCATTAGCTTGTAAAAAACTTCCTGCTGTTACACTAGAATTAAATGTAGCTGCACCTGTGTCTTCTAGTGTTAGGCTTGGATTAAACGTGTCATTAATTGCAACATAAAATTCCATTTTGGCATTTTCAGAGCCGTTGCTTACATCTGTTGCGATTGTTTCAATTCTAGCAAAGGTAGCGTCATTCCCTGCATCATCTTCGCCTTTAAAAAGAATACGACCTAATACGTCACCATCGGCAGGACTAGCACTATTTCTATATAGGTTTAAAACTGGACCAACATTAGCATCTGCATCTGTAGAAATAAGTGTTAGCTGTGGGTTGTTATCGGCTGTAGTAAATGTTGCAGAACCATCAACAGTCAAACCATCAGCAGTTACTGTGCCTGTTACGTCTACTCCTGTTGAAGTTGTAGTTATTTTAGTAGAATTATTATGCATAATTTCTACTGCTCCGTTAGCTACAGCTCTAAGTGAAGTTTCGTCTCCAGAAGTTTTAAATCTAATATCGTCATTTTTTATATTTAAAATTCCAGTATCATTTTGTATAAAACTATTACTACCATCATGGTAGATATTTAAATCTTCGCCTGCACCAAAAATAGCTTTTTTGCTATCACCAAGATATAAATGATTACCTATAAATACACTTGAGTTGAATGTAGCTTTACCTGCTGCAGACATATCAAGGGTAAGGGCTGTTATAGATGAGCCACCATCGTTACCTTGAAATAAAATGTCGGCATCAGAAATAGTGCTAAAAAATCTTAAATTGTTACTATTTTGTGATATTTTTCCAAATTCAGTACCATCATCTTTTAGTCTTATAATGCCATCTGAAGCATCAAGAGTTATTTCTCCACCTGTATCTATTGTTAAATTACTCGCATGAGCTATCTTTGGTGCTGTCAAAGTAAGTGCGTCAGAGTTTAATCTAGCTCTTTCACTACTTCCTGTTTGTAATATTAAAATACCTGAATTTCTTCCATTTAATGTAAGTGAATTGCTTGATGAAGTAATAGTTCCATTTATAGATGAACCATCTACAATATTTAAACTAGAAATTCCTACTTCATTACTTGCATTTTCAAAGACTGCTTTACTTGCTGGTAAAGTACAGAATACGTCTTTAGTTCCAGAACTAAAACTTACTAAGCCATCACTATTTGAACTACTTAACACTGTAGTTCGTGACAACGTATCAGGAGATGCATCGGTAACAGTACCAATACCTACTTCAAATTCTGGTTGATCTTGATGAACGATAGCATAGTAAACTGTATTGCTATTACCTATCCCAGCTACAAAAGTTTCAAAGTTTGTAACAGCACCGGCAAGATTGATCGTGCCTGTGCCTGATGTGGTACTAGTTTCTTTTACTCTATCGTTTAGTACGAGTGCCATTTATGCAATTCTTATAATTGCGTTGGAAGCATCTGCTGTTGGAAATTGAATTGTAAAGTCACCATTGGTAGATGATTTATCCCCACCAAAAGCTAAGACTGCAACTGCTGGATCACCAGATGCACTATCATTAAAGATCAATGCACCATTAGCTGTAATCGTAGAACTAGAAAAAGTTAAATCTGCGAAGTCAGTAAAAGCAGTTGTACCACTAGTAGTTGGATCAACTCTAGTTAATGCACCGCCTTTAGCTGTATAGCCAGTTCCTGAAATTTCGTTACTAGTTGTATATGCAGTTGTAGCTGCACCCAAAGATGCAGAACTTGTATACATAGCAAGATTAAAAGTGCTACCACCTGAGTTTTTAAAATTGTGTACTGCTTCTAAAAGTTCTTTTTTAAATGAAGTACACATTGCCTGAGAGATTGCCATTATAGCCTCCTTATAATATTAGCCATATCTTTATGACCTTGTTTTTCTAACAGACCAGCAACTGTACTTCTGTCACTTGCAATTGCTTGTCTAATATAAATTAAAATAACTTGGGCAATAGATTCTTTAAATGCTTCAGCCTGTGCTTTGACCATAGGGTCGGCTGTCTCACTTATAGAAACGATTCGCTCAAGTATCCTTTCAGTCCAATATTCTGGACTCAAACCTTTATTTGATGTAGTTACTACATCTACTGTCCCTATTTCTGGTTTACTATCTACGCTTAACATTAAGTCCTCTGTTGTCTAAGTTGTCCGGAACTATAAGTATCTATAGTATTATCTGCTTCGCCAAGATTTTTTAATCTAGAGACTGCTTGGAAATATCTCTTTTCATACTCAGCTTGTAAATCTTGTGAACCTTTCATGTAAGTATAGCCTTCTATCAAACAACCATATAATAAAGCATTGCTTGCATTTTTAGATAACCATGTTTCTCCTGAGTCAGCACCAGCAGTTATTGAAGCTGGTCGATAAAAATAATGCAACTCTGCGGTATAGTTTACATTTGGTGTCGGTGCAACAATAAAAGTATCGTCATCAAATAACGCATAGTTACTAGGTTCTCCTTGTGTTGAAGTATCAGGATAAGCTTCTCTAATATAATTAACATCACGAAAGTACAAAAAGTTTTGAGTTGTACCTGAGATAACTGCTAAAGAAAAATTATCTAAAAAATCACTAGGCGTAGAAAGATATTGATTACCAGCAGTTAAATTACCTTGCACATTTTTTCTAAAGTTTGGCAGCTTAACTGACTTTAGTATTCTTTCTTCTGCTTGTTTAATTATTTGTGGCAGATCATTTACAAAAGTAGTCTCTGAGTTTTCTAAATAATTTTGTATTAAATTTTTTAATTCTGAATAAGTCATAGTGTTATGGTGTATTAGCCTGACCACCCATTCCTGAATGATTCGTGCAGTAATAATAAAGTGTTGGTGTGCCAACCGCTACAGTAATTCTTGTGTAAGCTCCTGCTGATCCCGGAGTTCCATTAGTTGTAACTCCAGTTGTATATTCAGAGCCACTACCATGAGTTCCGTCAGAGGTTGTTGAAAATCTTAATGGGTGTCCAGCATTACTTGAATCAGACTGGTCAAATGTATAAGTAGCTCCTTCACTTAAAGTTGTAGTAGCTTGTCTAGTGCCATCTATATAATATTTGTTTGCTCCATAGTAAGCAGCAACAGTTACTGCAAAAGTTGTGCCAATTAAAGTAGATACAGAACCTACTGAATTTGTTGCTGTATTACCTGTAACTGCTACTTGAGTTACATTAGATGTAACTATAGCTGTACCTAACAAAGCTGTTGCAGACAAACTTGTAAGTGTAAAAGGTGTGCTAGATGATCCTCCGCCTTGGACTACTGATTGCACTTTAGCTATGCCTAATTCAGCTCGAAGCACACTTCCTGTACTTGAGACAGGATTAAAACCAAAGTAAATAGTTGAGTCTTGCTCGCCAGTATCTGGTCTAGGATTAAATAAAGAAATTTTTTCTGAGGTATCTACATCACCTATTTTTAACTGAGGATGATCTTGGTCTAAACAATTAATACAAACTCTAAAACCAGTTCGACTTGAATCTCTTACTTCGTATTTTAAGTCTTTTAGTTTAACTGTAAAACCACAACGATCACAAATACCTAAAGCTTTTTTTCCTGCTGCATATGCCATTAGTACGATCCTAGATCAGGTACAAATTTTATTGCTGCTCTTTCTCTGTCTGATTCAGAAACCTCACGCCAAAGCTCGTCATATCTTTGTTTTAACAAAGGCACTTTTGGATTTGCTTCAGGATATTTCATAGCTACATTCAAAGCTAAAGCATAAGTTAGACAGGGTAAATATCTAGCAGGTACATCGGGGTTTACATCTGCATTTGCACCTGCATCTTCAATTCTTTTTATGTAGTCATAAAATAAAGTATACGTCTGTGCTGAGTCTGGGGTAGACCAAACTACTAAATTTATATCAGATGTACCTTTGTCTACATAATACTGAGAAGGTTTAGACTGCGTAAGTTTTTTTGCTTGGTGGTTGTATTCAACTCTAGATATTCTTCTAAGCTTTGTGTCTATTTGTTTATCTGTATCATTTGCATCCGTTCTAATAAAGGCATCTACTATTTCTAATGCTGCAGAATTTGCTGCATAAGAACTTGTGCCTGCTACTAAGCTTACCGAAGCCTGTTCTACTTTCCAAAGATTTAAGCCTTTGTTTTGCCATTCAAGAAAGATTAAATTTAAAGCACGTTTAGCAGTATTGAAGTCTCCACCTGACATCATAGATACACCGCAAAGATCAAAGGCTTCTTCCATGATCTCAGTTAAATCTAAATTGAATGTAGTAGTTCCGCTAGTCGCCATATTTTATTCTTGTTATTGTTAAGTTACCTTTTGTTTCTTTTGTTACGATTCTTTTTTTTTTACCATTTTTAGTAACTTGGTTACGCATATTGGTTCTTGAAATAGTCATCGATACCTCGCTGTTTTTTTTGCTATGCTTTTTGGTTGCTTAACAAATTGTTTACCTTTTCTATTACCTTTAGCTTTAGCTTTATTAGTTGCAGATTTTTCAGAAGCAGATAAAGCTTTCCAAGCTTTGTCAGGTAAATATCTTTTTTTGCCCTTGCTAGGTTTGCCATCAGAAGTACGCCACTTCTGTGAACTCCAATCCTTTAGTGATCGTTGTGATTTTTTTAAGGGCATTACTTACCAACTTTCTTCAAAGCTTTTTTATGAGCATCACCAAACTTAACGCCTGTTTTCATAGATTTTACCATTTCATCCATGTGTTTTTTTGTATGATGCTTGCTATGTTTTTTTAAAGTTTCCTTTTGTCGTCT